TTTCGTAGCGCTGTCGCAGCCATGACTTATGGGGATGATGTGATTGGATCTGTTCATCCTGATTTTCGTGGTTTCAATTTTCTGACTTACAAAGAGTTTTTGCGAAAGCAGAACATGAGAATTACTTTACCTGACAAGTCAGAATATGAAGTCGATTTCTTGTATGCTGAAGATTGTGATTTCTTGAAAAGGAAGTCACACTACATCCGTGAAATCGACTGCGAGGTAGGCATGTTAGATGAGGACTCTATTTTTAAGAGTTTGCATGCCAATTTATCGTCGCCTTCTGTGTCTCAAACCGAAGTTGCGATGTCATGCTGTGATACTGCTCTTCATGAGTGGTTCGCATATGGCAAGTATCATTATGAGATGCGACGAGAGCAATTAACAGAAGTATGCCATCGGGCTGGCATTGCCACAACGCCCGCTTTCATTTCGTTTGAAGAACGTGTAGCGAAATGGAAGGACCAATATACTAATGGTTGTTAAAATTTTTATGTTTTTGTGTATATTTTCATTTTGTATATTTTTGTGTATTTACATATTTCATGTTCATATTTTTCCTGTTTGTATAATAGAGGACCCCTTTGATGGGAAGGAGGACGCATTCACCTCAAAGAATGCTAGAGTGCAGATCTCTGAACAATCTGTAGGGCCGGAAAGCCTGACTCCTCAAGCTGAGGAGGAACATCACACTGAAGCACAGAATACCACTGTTGCAGAAAACGTTATGTATAGGGATGCCCATGCTGGCTTTCTATTTGATCAGTCAATTCCAGATGATCAGTTGCGTTCTGCAGTGTTTCAGGAAGATGTTACGTTGGACCAGTTTTTCGCTCGTCCTGTGAAGATTTATCAAACGACTTGGGAAGTTGGTGTAACCAAAGAAGACCAAATCAACCCATGGACTCTTTATTTTGAGAATCCTCGTGTTGTTAACAGGGTATCCAATTATCGTTTGATGACTGCAAAGCTTAAGATTAAGGTTGCATTGAATGGTAACCAGTTCTATTTTGGCCGTGCCATTTTAAGTTACCTTCCTTTAGCTGAAGCAGATACTATGTCAGTCAAGAATACTTTTAGCATTACTGACATGGTTTTTCTTTCACAGAGACCACA